GATATATTATTGGCAACCATGATGATTTTATTAGACCATTTATCAAAAATGCTTTCTCATTCGGCAATATCCATCTTCACAACGAATATGTCTATACATCTTTTAATAAAAAATATCTTATCACTCATGGCGATCTCTACGATAGAGCTAGGATTATACCAAGACAAGTAATCAATGCTGCAGCTCAGGTGTTACCTGAATCAGTTGATGGTATACGTGGATTTCTTACAACTGAAAAGGTTATAAAAAGAAAGTTTGTAAGCAAGTACGATGGTGTCATATGTGGTCATACACATGACCCTAAAGTAGAATCATTCTTTATGAATTGTGGTGACTGGAAGAAGAAGTGCACTTATATCACTGAAGACTATTCAGGTCTTATGCAATTAAATTATTATAAAAAATAATTCACTTTTTTTCACAAAAACCGTTTACAAAGTCTCCAAACTGTGGTATAATATACCCATGATAAGGAAAAACGTAATATTCGATGTAGATGGAACAATCGCTGATTGTAACCACAGACGTAAATTTGTAGATGGATCTCAGAAAAAAGACTGGGATGCATTTAGAGATGCCACACATTTAGATACACCAATTCAACACGTATGCGATATGGCTAAACAGCATTATGCTGACGAAGATACTGTTATCTTTGTATCTGCCAGAAACAATGCGCAAAGACAAATAACCGAAAAACAAATAACTGAATGGATAGGCATAGAGAATCCTATATTGTTTCTCAGACCTGATGGTGATTACAGATCAGACGATGTATTTAAGAAAGACGTATTAGAAGTAATTAGAGATATGCTTGGTCAAGATCCAGATGTTGTATACGACGACAGAAATCAAGTTGTTGATATGTGGAGAGCCAATGGTATCAATTGTATACAAGTTGTTCCAAGAAATGAAGGTGATTTTTAATGCAAACAACTAATGAGTTATATTATTCAGCAGATATCCAAGTAATCAGAGAGACGACTGACTGGGATATTCCTAATCATACGTATTATATCAATCGTGCTGAAAAGATGGTTGCATATATCTCTCGTACTGGTGAAAAGAAAGTTTTTAAAAAGCCATTATCTTTCAGCCGTTCTGGCCGCAAATTTCATGTGATGAAAGATTTTGGCTATCCCCGTTCCGGTAAGTATAAGACAACCGCAACAAGCTGTACATGCTTAGGGTTCTTATATCGTAAACAGTGTAAACATGTCAAGGCTTATAACAAAAAAGTCTAAAAAAAGTGAATTTTTTTTCACAAAACCGTTTACATTTACCGAGAATGTGGTATAATAGTCATATAAATTGATAAGGAGTTAAATTATGAAAAAATCTATTATAAATGCAATCAATGGAATCTCTTCTATTGAGGAAATGAACGAAGTGATCGGTCTGATCAAAATCAAGCAAAAGCAACTGAAGTCTATTCAAGTGGCTATGAACAAAAATGCAATTAGCGTTGGTTCAAAAGTCAAAGTGACTTCTAAAGCTGGCGTTGAATACGGTAAAGTTCTTGAAATTAAAAGGACTAAAGCCATCATAATGATCGATGGTATGAGATACAACTGCCCTATCTCAATTATGGAGGCAGCGTAATGAATCCGGAAGTTAAAAAGATTTTTGACTACACACTTTCTATCCTGATCGTGTGTAGTCTTATTATTGGTCTGGCTTGGGCAATGACATCTGCTGCTCAAATGCCAGATGTTTATGTAAGTCATTCAACTGGAGAATGCGTAAAGGTAATTAACTATGACGAAAGGTTTGATTACACTTGCGAAAATCTTCCTGAAAAATATAATCATGTATGGGTGAAGTAATGGAAAAAATTATTTATAGTGCAACAGATTCTGGTGGTGATGGAACTTCTCTTAAAGGTTACATACTAGCTTCGTATCGAGAATTAGTAGATATGTTTGGCGATCCTGCATATGGAGAGTCAGGCGATGGCAAATGTACATTTACCTTTGTGGTAAACTACGAAATTAGTTATGATGGCGATTGCGATTATGGTACCTTTACTTTGTACGATTGGAAAGGTAATCGTCCTTACGATGACAATGAACGATTTGAAGTTCATGTTGGTGGTTCTTGCATTACCGATAGCTTAGCAGCTGAAAATGCAATTCGAATTTTTAATAAAACCGATGCTCGATATACAGCAGATAAAGACTGTATGTCTGGTGTCACATTTGATATGGGAGTAGAATATGTCTAATTTTGATGAAGTAATGAAAATCCTCAAAGAGGAAAAAGAAAAAATGGAGTTTGAAAAAACTGTAAAAAAGGTTTACTCAAAGCCTAAAAATTATTATAATAAACTCAGTGCGCAAGTAAAGAAGGCTGGTAAGCAGTCTCCTGGTGGCTTGGATTGTTTCAAAGAAGAAAATATGTACTATACCGAAAAAGAAACTAATGATTATCTTTCAGGTACAAGCTACATGGAAACATACAACGCAATGAAAGGACAAGATGACTGGGATTAATATGACTGAGTTTTCTGATATTGTAGATAAGCAACGTATTATTTTAAAAGCTGAAGAGCTGAGAGATAGTATTGAAAATATGCATATCCATGGATTAAGTTCTATGTGGTATGATAATCGTCCTCAAGATACTGAAGGCAACAAAACGGTTACTGATATTACTTACATGGACGATAGGATTGAACGCACTTTACCTGATGGCACTATTATTATAATGCAACAAGGTCTTAAAGGTAGAAAGTGGTTAGATAAAGTAGAACGCATTATGTTGAGTGAAGAAAAAAAGTTTTAAAAAAACGTTTACTTTTACTTTTAACTATGATATAATATATCTATTATGGGAATGACAAACTTTTATCAAGGTAGTCTACGCTATGACATTCATGGTCGCAAGCGTAAAACTACTGCTTTAAAAAAGGCTCGCAAACCAAACGTTGCGTTTAAGCCTATGGAAAAAAAATCAAATCAGCTTGATGAGCTTAGGCGTCAACAGGCTGCGCAATACAAATCATTGATGGAAGAATCTATCAAGAATGGTACCTTTACTGAGAATGGTGGCTCTGGTACTGCAAAAGAAGCCATTAAGTATACCGGCGATCTTATTGTAGGTATTGCTACTATGCACAAATCGAATGCTGTACCAGTTATGAAAGGTACAAAGCAAGCTGAAGAAATAGCTAAAATGAGGAGGGGATGATGAGCGAATATAGCACATATGTTGATGGCGATCGAAGAGCTGATGTAATTAAAAATACCAATGGAGTTTGGGGTATTGCAATGTACGAAAATAATGAACATGTTCGTACTGAATTTTATAATGGACATAATGAATTTTATGCTGAAAATGCAGCAGAAAATTATGTCATGGGAATAAAAAATTAGTTTATGGCCGGCGCAGACTTCTACTCCTTATCATTTGATTCTGCGTCGGCCTTCTATTGTGGAGAATTAAATGGCTAAAAAGAAAAATGCTGGTATGTCAAGGCAAACACTTGACGATAAAATGATGGGGCCTGAACCAGCATGGGTTCAAGGCGATATTACTGCAGAAAATTACAGTAAAGAATTAAACTGGGGATTACGTTGGTATAACTATTTCTGGAAACCTAAGCAATATGTTAAACCTGCTCTTACCTATGCAAAAGATGTATTAAAGTTTTCTAAGAAAGATATTGATTCTCTTAAAAAGCTGAAAGATTATCAATTGTCACTTACACCTGGACCTGGTCGTTTAGCACAGATTGCTTTACGCGGGTTTCCTACAGATCAATTTGATGATTACCTTAAGGCTAAATACGATGAGTGTTTAAAACTTGCAAAGGAAATTGTTATTGAGCAAAAAGCACAAGAAAAAGAAAAAGCTAAAAAGCCTGTTATTTCTCCAGCTGATCGTATGAAAATGAAAGTCATAGAAACCATCATGGGAGACTTTGATGAAATCTTAATAAATGCTTGGATGGAAGATAACTTTGATGTAAAATTTGACACTTACAATTTACTTAAAAAGCATGACATTAAAGGAACAGGTCTTAATATCTTTAAGCAAAGAGTAGAAGAATATTATTTAGAAGTAAGTGATGCATATGACAAAAAGTGTGATCAAGCTGTAGAAGCTTATTCACATGTCAAACGTACTAACCTACGTAAAATGAAAAAAGAACTTGAAAATATTTTAAGTGATATTGAAAAAATTCGTACAGCTCAAAAGCAAACTCGTAAGCCAAGAGCTCATAAAGCAAAAGCTTCAGATAAGCAAGTTGAGAAACTACAATATTGCAAAGAAAATATCGAAGCAAAACTTGCTTCAATTAATCCGGTTACAATTCCAGGCGCTCAACGTCTTTATATGTTTAACGTAAAGAACAAAAAGCTTACTGAATTTGTATCCGATAGCGCATCAGGATTTGAGGTGAGTGGTACATCACTTAAGAATTATGACCCAGCACAATCACGCTGTGTCACTTTAAGAAAACCTGATGATGTAATCCCTGGGGTCATGACAAAGACAGTGAAACAGATTGACAATATTTGGAAGACTCTAACAACAAAAACTACTAAACCTACAGCTCGTATTAACAACGACTGTATTTTATTAAGAGTATTATAGGAGGTACTATGTATACAGTAGGAGACAAATTCCCTGCATTCTCACTGCAAGGAATCAACGCAAGAAATGAATTTGTGAGAGTAGAGGTAGAAGAAAACTATACGCCACTAAAACCTGATTGGACTGTGGTTTACTTTTATCCAAAGGACTTTACTTTTATCTGTCCTACAGAAATTGCTGGAATGGACGTATTGACAGATGAAGCCGTAGTAATTGGCATTAGTGGCGATAATGAGTTCTGTAAATTAGCATGGAAAAAAGAGAATGCATTAATTGGAAATATTAATCATACTCTTGCAGCTGATTGTGGACTTGGTTTATCGCATCAACTTGGAATCGTAAATAAAGAAGAAGGCGTTTGTTACAGAGCAACATTTATTTTCGATAAAGACAGAACAATTCAACATGTTTCTGTAAACGCATTAGATACTGGCAGAAATGCAAATGAAGTCTTAAGGACATTAAAAGCATTAAAAGCTGGTGGACTTACTGGTTGCTCTTGGGATGACGGAGATGAATTTGTTGGGTGATACCCTAGAGCAAAAGATAATGACTCGCAAGAGATTCTCTACTGCAGTAGAAACTCTTGTGTCTCAAAATAACATGTCTTATATTGATGCTGCAACTTATGTTGTAGAGAAAAGAGGACTTGATTATAAAAACCTGAAGAAGTTACTTACAGATTCTTTGAAACAAAAGATCGAAGAGGAAGCTACTTCATTACACCTAGTTAGAATTAAGCAGGGAAATAAACTACCAATTTAGGAGAAAAAAATGAGTAATGTAATGGCAAACGTAATACATAATTGGTAACTATGAGAGACCCATTCGAATCATATAAAATGTACAACGCTTTAAAGCTACACTTTGAAAGCGATTCTTACAATGCGTTAAAATATAACTTTAAGACTTCAGTTACTCCTAAGTCTTTCTTTAATCGTAAGGATAAGTACTTTTTTGCAAAGCTTGCAAATACATATGAAGATAATCTGAGAGATTTCTATGTTGCAAATTTTAAGAATGATGTCAAATATGTTGGTGATATGCTTAATGAAGATGGAGCACGTCACTACAAAAGCCATTTAAAAATTACACAAAGTCTTCATCGACAGTTTGAAGTTGATATAAATAAACTAGCTGAAGAAAATGTATCATTTGATCGTATGTTCATAAGTGAAGATGGTCAGTTTCCTTTAGTGGTTAGAATATGGATGCAAGAAGAAATCTGTTTAGAAACTCTTGTTATCCTTAATTCTATATTAGGTTTTATACCTCGGGAGTCCAAAAAGATATCAGACACGATTATGTGGCCAGATATCAAGAGGAAGATTGAGAAGTATACGCCTTTTGTAAGCTTTAGATCAGATCTATGTAAAAATATTTTGAAAAAAAGGTTTACAACAAAGTGATATTATGTTATAATATAGATTATATTATGTATAAAGTGGATAATTCAGATATACGGAGAAAAATATGTCGTTAGAAAACCTAAAGAGCATGCGAGGCTCGTCAATTGACAAACTCGTTAAAGCAGCCGAAGCTGTATCCACAGCAAAACCAGAAACTAATTCATATGATGATACTAGATTCTGGAAACCTACCAGAGATAAAGCAGGAAATGGTTATGCCGTTATTCGTTTCTTACCTGCCAAAGATGGTGAAGACCTTCCTTGGGTAAGATATTGGGATCATGGCTTTAAAGGTCCTACTGGTCTATGGTATATAGAAAACTCTTTAACCTCAATTGGTCAAGATGATCCAGTATCAGAGCACAACTCTGTACTGTGGAATTCTGGTAGAGACGAGGATAAAGCTTTAGCAAGGGAACAATAACGTAGACTACATTATGTAAGTAATGTGCTTGTCGTTTCTGATCCGTCTGATCCAGAAAATGAAGGGAAGGTATTTCTTTATAAGTTTGGTAAAAAGATCTTTGATAAAATCATGGATGTAATGCAACCACAATTTGCAGATGAAGAACCTGTTAATCCTTATGACTTCTGGGAAGGTGCTGACTTTAAATTGAAGATTAGAAAAGTAGAAGGTTGGGTGAACTATGATAAGTCAGAGTTCAGTGCTCCAGCTCCTCTTTTCAACGGTGATGAAGGTCAGTTGCAAGAAGTCTATGATAAACTATACAGTTTGCAAGATTTTCTTGATCCGAAAAACTATAAGTCTTACGACGAATTGAAAGCTAAACTTAATAAAGTACTTGGCGTATCTGCTGGTGTATCGATGGAAGCTCCGTCTCCTGCACCTGTAGATGAAGCACCAGTTATGAAAACTGAGGAATCAACCTTTGTAGAACCTGTTGCTGAATCTTCTGATGAAGATGATACTCTAAGCTATTTTGCTAAACTAGCTCAAGATGACTAAAACGTACCTAGTGGAATCGTATAGGTAAAGCAGAGTCGATTGGCGTCCTTCCGCTGGTTAAGGGTAAGTCCACATAAACCTTAATTAGTAAATTGCCCGAAGAGCCCAGTTGCAACTGGGCTTTTTGTTATCTAGCGAAAGATAATCCAGAAAGAATTCCCATGCCAGGACTGGTTGGTTGTTCAATAATTGTAGTATTGGTTGTTTTTCTATTACTTGGCGAATTGTTTTGTACAACACTTGTAAGATTTGGAGCTGACTGTCCTTCAAGAGCTAGGTCAAAGTTTTCATCCATGAGATTATCTAAATTAAATCCTGAGCTATTGAGAGTAGCATCAAATGTACCATCACCTTCCAATGCTTGATCGAATGTAGGCATTTGAGGTTCTGGAATTGGTTCTTCTGCAGCTCTTGCTTCATTCTCAGCTCTTAAAGCTGCTGCAGCTTCTGCTCCTCTATTAGTTTTTAATCCTGCTGCAAGAGCATCTATAGCAGATGTATCTACGTCATCTCCAAATAAAAACTTAGCTGCTGTTGGCCCAATAAGTCCTATAATTTTTCTTGGTATAAATGTTATTGCATTAACAAGCATCGATAAAAAGTCTACAAGATATAATGCAGCAACTTTTAGTGTATCCATAATTCCAGCACCAGGGCCTAAGCTTTCTCTTAGTTTTTGGAAGCCATAATACAATCCACCAATGATTGCAATTACACCAGCAGCTATAGCAATAATTGGAGCAAATGGTGCGACCATTGCCATAAATGATGTTGCCATACCACTCATTGCAGCTATCATCCCAGGTACCCATTGCATTAATACAAAGCCTCTTACAACTCTTGCAATTTTAAGTACCATACTCATTCCTTTAAGTAATGGACCACCAAGGAATAATACTAATCCACCAAGTAATGCTGCAAATATACCAAGATTTTCAGATATAAGTCCAAGTCCACCTTCTATATCTCCAGTAAAGACTTGATAAATTCCAGAGAATACATTTGTAATATTTTCGATTACCTTACCAATGAGTTCGGCGAATTTTTGAGGATCTAAAAACAATAACGCTAAACCTGCAAGTGTAGCAAGGAATCCTACACCACCAGCTGCAGTTGATGCAAAATCATCAAACTTATTACCTAATCCTTCAACTCCATTGGCTGTCTTTAAGAGAGCATCATTTTGTTCGTCTAATGCTTTTTGAGCTTCTCTTCTTTTTTCTTCAGATTCAGCGCCTTCTTGAATTGCTTCTAATTGTTGTAAAGCTAATGCTCTTGCTTGTTCATCTCCAACTGCTTCAGCTGCAGCAAGATCAGCAGTAGCTTGTTCAAAGGCTGCTTGTAATTGTTGTGATGTTTCATTTTGTGATGCACCAAAAAATCCTTGTAAATTTTCTAGTGATTTTTCTAAACTTGCTGTATTTTCTAATCTTTCGGTTTGTGATTTTAAAGAATCATTTAAGTCTTTTAAACCACGAGTTGTTTCATCTCTTGCAAGTTGTTGTTCTAAAATCTTTTGCTGATTTTCTTCTCTTTCGGCGGCCTTTTCCAAGTTAGCATTTATTGCGTCTAGTTCTTCCATACGCTTATTGAGCGTTGCAAGATTCATAGGCCCACGTTCTAACGCTTCACGCACTCCACTAAGCTGATCACGTATAGCAGCTGCTCGAGCATCATCACCTGCCTGCTCGGCTTCAAAAAGTTTTGTTTCAATTGATTCGGCTTTTACTTGAGCTTTTATAAACTCATCTTTACCAATACCAGTATCAGACGATTTATTAATATCATCTCTTAACTTTTTAATAGTATCGGATAAACCTTTTGTACCTAACTTTTCATCAGCCATTTTCTAGTTCCTATTTGCCGAAAGCTTTACCAGCTTCACTGATACCAAAACAACCTAATGTTACTACAACAAAAGATGTATAAATGGTATCTGAAATTTCTAAAGGCGTACCGTCCATTGCTGTGATCAGATCAAATATACCAAATGCTACCATCATTGCAAATGATATAAAACCAACAATTGCTTTCTCATTTACATCATTATCATCAAGGAAGATGTCTAATACTCTTCTCTTTTTCTTTGGTGCAATCGATTTTTTCTGAGCTTCAGCATCTGCTTTAAGCCTTGCGATTTCTTTTTCTTTGTCATGTAAGCTATTAATGAGCTTATCATATTTTTCTAAGTCTAATTCGACTTCATTTCTACTATCTACTTCAGCCATTATTTTTTCATTCTCCTCTGCATGTTTGCCATCTTTTCATTTTCTTTTTTGATATGTTCTTGTAGCAGAGCTATGTAAATCTCCCTCTCCCACGGTACCATATCATCTAGTTCTGTTAAACTATAGTTATGATGTTGCATCATTGCAAAGTTAGTCTTGTAATGGTTTACCAGACTATCATGCGAGAGGCCTACGTAAAAAAACTTTGGATACCCCTTAGCTCAAGTTCTTGTTTCTTTCCACATGCCATGCAGCTATATTCTACAACATCTGCAACTGTTGGCATTGATTGAAACCAATCCGCAATTCTTTTAAATTGCGTTGAACTTAAACTTTCTAAGAAGTCTACCCCGTCCTCTCGTTTTTCATCTTTTGTATCATATACCTTTTCATCATCATAAATTGTATCGATA